ATTTTTTGTTCGATAGACATCGTGTTCTCCTATTAACTGGATGAGTTCTATAATTATTTATCTATTTATTTATTTCAGATTCTGCAGAAAATTCTGAAAAGCCGCGATAGAGGCTTCACTCAATCTCTTTGATGGAGTACGTTGAATTAACTTCTTCGTCTCCTCTATCTGTCTTTGTTCAAATTTTCCATCAATATAAACCCATTCCACTGACTCCATAATACCTCTTACGAAAGCATCTGGGGCTGAAGGGTCTGCGACGATGTCCGCTGCTGTTGACAACATAAAATCGTCTTGAACAATTTGCACACCTTCTTTATTCATTTGAAGGGAGCCAAGTGCTCGACTAGAAACACCTAGGTTTGCGCCGCCGTCTAATAGACCACGTGCGATGTTACCCATAGGAGTCTCAAGAATTTTTGCCTTACCGATGTAGTTAGTACCTTCCTTGCGAAGGTCAACGATAAGATGAGATACACGATCTAGATTGATCTGTGGATTTTCTGGATGTCCTAGTTCACCGTAAGCACGGTTTTGTTTAACTAAGGATTCCATATAACGACCGACTTCCTTATCCATGATTTCTTCTGGATAGCAACGGCCGTTACGGTTTGTTAGGTTTGATTGAAGGAAGATACCTTCAATGAAGTAGTCTTTACCCTTGCCGAGTTTATTCTCAACAACAAATTTGGTGTGTTCTACTGTTTCGCGGATTAGTTTCATATTATCTTCCTACAACTGTTGGATCATCATACGAACCGAATTCAGCGGTTTCAATCTTGCCAGACCAACCTTGTACTTTACGTAAGGTGATATAACCAGAAACTGCTTTGGCAACTTTGTTCTCAATCTTAATGTCTTGATCATTCTGAATAGATTCAGTAATACCCATTGCAGTCAAATCTAAAAATGGAGCATTTTCTGGAGCGCAAGCAATAATGTTTTTACCATTACGAGAAACAATTACTAAAGCGTTATCTTCACCAGTGCTAACGAAACGAACAATGTTTACCTTTGGTGCGTCAGAGTTTCTAGCTTGTGTAGATGCAGTTAGGCTAGAAAGACTAATCGTTGCAAATGAAGCATCTGTTGCTTCAAAGTGAATGATGGTCTCTTGACCAGTATTCTTAACTGTGGTGAAGTTCATCGCCATCTTAGGTTACCTCTTTAATTATTCGCATGAAATTTTGTTTAGACTCACGCATATATTCTACTATCTGATATTTATCAACAAGTAAAGTATTCAAAAGACGTTGAGTTCCTTCACTGATTGCAACATTAGTGCCATCATTCAATGTGTATTCTAATTTTCCTGGAAGTGTAGCAGTCTTCTGCTTCATCTCCGTAATAACTGGATCGATCGAAAACATGTTAGAAGAAGCAAGTTCTAGGTATGATTCAATTAATGTATCGGTTATCTTATCGATGCTATGGTATTTATTAACTAAATTAGCAATCTTTTCTTCTGGAATTGTTGTATCGACATCTTCTAAAATTATTGTAGTATCAATATGTGTTTTAGCGTATTGTCTTGCTTCTTCCAAACTCTCTACTTCAACGTTGACAGTATCACCATCAACATTAATTTCTAAATTCTTACTGACGCTAACGTGCTTTCCTCGATAAGTAAAATTATCGAGGAGTCCTGAATTCTCTAGAATTCTAGATTTAAGCTTGTTCAGTGTTATCATCTACTGATAGTTCTTCTTGTTCTTCAGCTGCGAACATGTTCTGTGCAATCTTTACACGGTAATCGTCTAAAGCTGCAGAGATCTTTTCTGACATAGCTGTATTGAAAGTATTTTCAATTGCAATGGAATCACCTGCAACTAGTGCATTTACTAAATCTCGCGTACTCATTATTAGTTTCCTTTAGGTTGCGGCGCATCAGCCGCGATTTGGTTTTGAACATCACCTTGGAGTTGTTGCTTCATCAACTCATCGGCCATTTGATCTTTAACGTGTTCTTCGTTCTCTGCATCCATTTGTTCGATATCATCGTCATCAAGACGAAGGATATGCTTCTTAACATATGATGGAGAGTAGTACTTACCAACAAATGGATCAATTAATGCTAGAATATTTAGTCGTCCTGTAATGATCTCTGCTTCTTTTAGTTCTGCATAGTGGTTATCGCGCATGAAGTCGAAACGAATACGACGTGCGATATCTTCCCAGTCATCGATGTTAATAACACCTTTGAGAACTAGTTGAATCTTTAGAGCATCAAGGAAAATGTTTGTAAACTTCTTACGAATGCGAGCAACAAACTTGGTGAATTTGATTTCATCACGGGTAATTTCAGAGCTGCGACCTAAGTTGAAACCATCAGTCTTTTGTAATCGACTGGCTGGAACGTTTAATGATTGATATAGCTTATTCTGAAAATACTCAATGTCTTCAATCTGTCCAAGTGTTTGTCCACCGGGAAGCGTGGTTATCTCCGTGCCCTTACCACCTTCTCGACGTGGCATCCAAAAGTCTTCCATCATCGACATATGCTTACGATCATCACGAACTTCGCCCGTGGTAGCATCATAAACAATCTTGTTACGGAACTTATTCATGATGTCGTTGACATACTGTTCCGCTTTTAATTTTGGTAGGTTACCCACATCAACATAGAAAATTCTACGTTCTGGTGCACGACTAATACGATAGATCACCAACGCGTCTTCCATCATCTTCAACTGATTGACAATCTTAATTGCCTTGTGAAGATAGGATAACATCATACCTGAATTTTGATCAACAACTCCGGAAGGTGTGTACAAAATAGAATCCAATGGGAGTCTTACACCTTGTGTAGCTACTTCGGAGATACCTTTGTCGTTATAGAGATAGTATTCTTCAATACTCTTTACGATCTCTACACCATTAGCATTCTTTTCTTTATTGACGATCTTCATTCTACGAATCTTACGTGGGTCGATTTGTCGTAGTTCTACGATACCGGCCTTAGGATTCTTTTCGTCAACTAAGATTTGGTAGTATAGACGTCCATCTACATACCAGTTTCTGAAAATGTCATGACCCTTCTGATCAAACTTTAGAAGAGCCATGATGTTTTCGAATTCGTCTGCAATTTTAGCTTTGATACTTGCAGAAACTTTCACGTCGTCGAGAACCATCTTAATAGGTGGTTCATCTTCATCGACAATAATTGCTTCGTTCGTGATATCTTCGATCGCACTGTCCGTATCAGGGTACAATGCGATTTCACGATATCGACGAATCAAATCATTTTCGTTCTTGATAATAGTATCAAGGTTCATCACTTGCGCAGAATAGCCAGCCGCCGAGTTAACGACAGTAGATCCATCATCAGCTGTTGGAGCTACTACCGATAACTGTGCCGGTTGTTTTTTGCGTTGTATTTCGAAGCCAAATACGTTCATTATGAATACTTTATATTAGATTGGGAAAGAACCAACTGGAGTATTTACTGTTCCGGAGAGACCGAATCCAGAGCCACCTTCAGTAGAAGTGTTAGATGTCCAGTAGTTGTATTGGAACGTTACGTTGAATGTTTCAATAGCGTTACCTTGATCGTAACCAAGTTGGATGTCACCAATTTCGCTTGGGAATGCATCAACAAATTTATAAGACTTAACGGTAGAACCATTACGATCTAGTTGATGAACGGCCAAGTCGACTTGATAGTTCAATGGGTTTGTGATGCCAGTAGAAGCACCATTGTTTTGAATACCATTAGACCATTGTTCTAGAGCGTTACGAATGTTAAAGTTCGTGTCGTTATAGACTGCGATAGTCCAAGGTTGGAATGTACGTTCACCAGCGAAGTTAACTGGGCGGCCACGATATAGAACACTGATTGGTTCAATAGTAGAAGCAGGTAGTTGAGCAGCATTACACAAGAACTGTGCTTGCACGCCAGCAACTGCACCAAGCGTTACGAACGACGGGAAAGATAACTCAACTCTGAACTGGTTGGCACGTGCGCCACCACCAGTTAGTTGGGCTTTAAAATCTGAAATGTTTGCCATGTAAATGACTCCTTTATTCTTTTATTTATTCAACGGGAGGGAACCAGTCCCTCCCAATTAAATTAACCGCCGATTTCGTCGAAGCTTACTGAAGAGCGAGCAGCAACGAAGTTGAGGGTAATGAAGTTAATAGAGCGATTTGGCTTGATGAAAATACTTGCAACAAACTCGTTACGATCGATAACTTCACCAGTGTTGTTAGATCCGTCACACTTTACGCGGAAGTCGATAATACCACGGCGTCCTTGAACGTTACGTAGGAACGGTTCAACCAAGTTGCGGAATTGAGCACGAGTGAAGTCATCGTTGAATTCGAACAATTGGTATTTAGCTGCTGTAGCAACTGCCTTCTCGAGGACAATGAATAGACGACGTACGTTAATACGATCGAATGCACTTGGCTTAGAAGTGAATGTCTTATCACCAAAGAGGATAGTACCTTGACCTGGGAAAGTAACAACTGGGTTGACACCTTCTTTGTACAAGTTATCACGTTCTACTTGACCTGGATTGAACGCCAACTTAACAACGTTCTTGATCTGACCACGAGTGAAACCGCCTGGAGAGAACCATGCATCAGCAGTGTAATCTGTACGAGCACATAGACCAGCGATATCGCCATTCAATGGGATCCAACGGTATACATCGTTGTAACGATCGTATTGGTACTTAGCACCAGAGTCAAGGACTGCATATGTACTGTTAGTCATAGTAGCCTTGAAGGTACGAATAGCTTGAACACCAGCATCGCCAGAAGCAATGATTGGAGTACCATCAGTATTACGTGGGGAGATAAACACTACGCAATCACGACGTACTTCTGCTAGATCACCAATAAGCTTGTTTGCTGTATCAACAGAAACGTCACCTGCAGCGATTAGAGAGATATCGTATAGATCTGTATTGAGGAACTGCATGTAAGCAGCTTCAACATTACCAGCGCTTTCGTCATAATCATCTGCACCACCGCTCAATGTAAGAACAGATGCAGCAGACTTAAGATCACGTAAGTTTGCGCCAGTTGCAATAGAATCAATCTGTTGATTCCAATCAACGTTCTGAGGGTCATTGATTTGAACAGCAGAAGGAGTGTTTAGAACCCAAACATATTTAGAACCAGAGTTCAATGCATCACGGAAGTAAAGGTTTGTACCATCACTACGTGTAACACCTTTGATCTTAGACAAATAAGAATACTTTTCTAGAACTTGTGAAGCAACACCAGACCATGTACCACGTACGCTATCAAGAACTAGAACGTGTAGTTCGTCGTTCGTAATACCTTTAACGGATGCTTGAGTAGAAGTACCTGGAGCACCTGGGAAAGAGTTAAGAATCAACTTAGCAGTAGCATTAGATGTATTCTGCTCTGCCCACGTGTAAACAGCTTTATCAACTAGGATAACTTGTAGACCGTTACCCAATGTGCCTGGATACTTTGCAGCAAACATACCATAGACAGACGATTGGAAATCGCGGAAGTCTGATAGATATTGTGCAGTGTTCTTAATTTTAACACCAGTATTAGAAGAAAGAACTGCTGTTACGCCAGTTGGAGCAACAACGCTACCAACTGAACCTTGGTTAGATGCAACGATAGTAACTGTTGGAGCAGCAGTGTAACCAGAACCACCATTAGTGATATTGATTTTGCTGATTGCAGAAGTTGCAATAGATGCAGAGACCACAGCGTTTGTACCACCTTGTGGAGCAGCAGAAATCGTAACTGTTGGAGCAGTTAGATAACCAGAACCTTCGTGGCCAGAAACTAATGCCACTGCTGTAACGATACCGTTAGCAATTGTAGCAGTTGCAAGAGCTTGAACACCACCTTCAACATCAGGAGCACTGATTGTTACTGTTGGTGCAGTAACATAACCAGAACCTGCAGAGCTAATAGAGAAACCAGTGATAGTACCACCAGTCAAAATAACTTCACCAGTAGCAGTTACACCACCAGCAGTTTGCGGAGCACTGAATGATACAGTGGTTGCGTGGCCTGGTTTGAAACCAGAACCATAAGTCGTGAAAGCAACATCAAGTACTTCACCACCAGCAGAAACAACAGCATTACGTAGACCAGTAGTATCGACACGGTTGACGATAAGGTTATTGGTATATGAAAGGAAGTTGGCAGCTGTAAAGAATGACTTGAAGTTGTGATCATTAGGCTTACCGAAACGCTCTACAAGCACATCTTCCGAAGTAACTGTAGTAGGTTCAGATACTGGACCCCATGAAAACACGCCAGCTGTCGCGCCGGCGGAGGTTGAAACTGCAGGAATAATAGATGAGAAGTCTTTCTCGATTACTGTTACACCTGGAGATAGTGCAAATGGCATTATGATTCTCCTTGAGAGTTATATTATATGGTAAACAAATCAGTTTTGTCTACAGTATTTATTATTTGAGAAGTTCCAAGCCTTCTCG